TGCCGGACCCGGAGGAAGACGGAGAAGTGTTAGGAGAGATGACGGAAGAGAATGCCGGGGGAACTCAGTTCCCCCGCATTTCTCTTCCTCTTTCTCTTCCGCCCGCCATGCTGTCCTGTCCCTCCTGGCCGAGTCTGTGGACGTCAGCCAGGACGTGGCCCCGTACTGCCTGTCCGTGACCTACACGGACAACGCCCACGGCAAGGCGGATGATTTGCAGCTGGAGTTCGAGGATCGGGACCACAGGTGGGCCATGGGCTGGATGCCCCACAAGGGCGAGCGCCTGCGGGCGGCCATCCAGTGCCGCAACTGGTTTGCCGACGGGGACAGCCTGGAGCTTTCCTGCGGCAGCTTCACCATCGACCAGATTGATTTGAGCGGCCCGCCGGATGTGGTGCGGGTGCGGGCCGTGTCCGCCGCGGTGGATACGCCCATGCGGCGCGAGGCCAAGACCAGGGCCTGGGAACACGCCAGCCTCAAGACCGTGGCCGGCGACGTGGCCCAGGAGCACGGGCTCTCCCTGCAGTACGAGGGCGACGCCTGCGCATTCCTCCGCCTGGACCAGCGCCAGGAAAGCGACCTGGCCCTGATCAAGCGCGTGGCCGAGCGCCAGGGGCTGACGGTCAAGGTCTGCGAAGACCGGCTGGTCATCCGGTCGGCAAAAGAGGCCGACGCCCAGCCGCCCAGCCTGGCCATTGTGCGCGGGGTGACGGCCGTGAGCCGCTTCCAGTTTTCCACGCAATCCTCAGAAACCTACGGCGACGCCCAGTGCGACTACTGGGAGCCGGAGGAAAAGGCCCTCAAGTCCGCCGGCTGCGCCCCGGATCGGGCCGAAACGGACAAGCAGGTGGGCCATACGCTCAAGATCAACACGCGGGTGGAGAGCCAGGCCGAAGCCGAGCGGGTGGCGGCCAACGAGCTGCGCCAGGCCAATCAGAAAGAATGGACGGGCAGCCTGGACCTGATGGGCGACCCGCGCCTGTACGCCGGCCTGGTGGTGCAACTCCAGGGCTGGGGGCAGTTTGACGGCGCCTGGATGGTGGAGACGGCCACGCATGCCAAGAACCGGGCCGCCGGCTACACCACGTCCATCTCCATCCGCAAAACGCTCAACTATTGAGGCGCGATCATGCTGGGCACCTTGATGGACGCATTGCAACGCCAACGGGGCGAGACAAACCACGTCATCCGCTTTGGCCTGGTGGTGGGCCTGGAGCCGGCCCGGCACCGGGTGCGGGTGCAGATGCAGGATCAGGACGGCCTGGTCACCCACACCGTGCCCGTGCTCTGCCGCAAGGCCACGGCGGACAAGGACGCCTGGCTGCCCGACGTGGGCGATCAGGGGGTGATCCTGTCCCTGCCGTATGGGCAGGAACAGGGCGTGTATCTGGGCTCCATCTTTTCCGGGCCGGACCCGGTGCCGGCCCTGGCCGCCGCGGGCGGGGCGGACGTCCAGGAACGGGCCTTCAAGGACGGTTCAAGAACCGGCTATGACCGCCGGTCCCACCGGTTGTTTCGGCACGTCCAGGGTGCTGCGGAGGGTGGCGGTATTGACGAGCAGCTGCAGGGCGACCTGTTCACCGTGCGCGTGGTGGATGGCAACCTGCTGGTCAAGCTCAAGGAGGAACAGCAACTGCCCACGGAACCGCCGGATCCGCCGCCAGCCGACGACTGGCGGGAGCTCAAGGGCAAGGGCTACGTGGTGTTCGAGGCCCCGCGGATGATCGTCCTGAATGCCCCGCAGGTGCTGATCATGGGGAGCATGACCCAGGCCGCCTTTCGCAAGGATTTGCTGGAGGAAGGCATCTGGTCGGAAAAGATTGATGCCGGTGGGGGCGGGCAATGAACGTCGGCAGCTTTGGCAGCGTGGCCTTTGAGGTCTCGATGGAGAGCATCCGCACCTGGGAGGCCTGCTCCCGGGAACGCACGGTGCAGTTTGCCGAGCATGCCGTGGTGGACGGCAAGGCCCGGCTGCAGTGGATGGGCTACGCCCTGGAGACAGGCCGCCTGGACGTGCTGCTCAAACATCCCTGGTGCGACCCATATGCGGAGGTGCAGCGGTTCCGGGGCCTGCAGGCCGGCGGCGCGCCGCACTATCTGGTGCTGGGGGGGGAGCTGTGGGGGCGGTTTGTGCTGGAGCGCCTCTCGGAAACCCGCCTGCGCACGGATGGCCAGGGGCGGCCGCTGGTGGTGCGCGTCAATCTGAGCCTCAAGGAGCATCATTAATGAGTGGGAGCCTGGTGGTGCGCAGCCGGCCCACGGCCCTGGTGGTGGGGGCCACGGGGCTGGAGGACATCCTGCAGTGCGTGCAGCTCATCATCCTGACGCACCTGGGCAGCGTGGTGTTGGACCGGCGGTTCGCGGGCGATGGCGGCTACATCGACCAGCCCGGCCCCTTTGGCGCGGCGCGGGCCATGGCCGGCCTGGCTGAGGCCATCGAGCGCCACGAACCGCGGGTGCGGGTCGCGCGCATCGAGATGCCTGCCGACCAGTCCGCCAATGCCGACGGGACATTTTTCCCCACGGTGATTCTGAGCCTCAAGGAGGGCGTGCTGTGAGCCTTTCTTCCCTGCCGGCCCTGCAGTTTGTGGACACAGACCCCAGCCGGGTGGAGGCCGAGGTGCTGCAGGCCTATGAGGCCGCCGCGGGCAAGACGCTCTACCCCGGCGATCCCGTGCGGTTGTTTTTGGAGTCCGTGGCCTACACCCTGGCCCATCAGCGGTTCCTGATTGACTGGACCGCCAAACAGAACCTGCTGGCTTATGCCGGCGGGGCGTTTCTGGATCACCTGGGCGCCCTCACCGCCACGGAGCGCCTGCCCGAGGCCGCGGCCCACACCACCCTGCGCTTCAGCCTGTCCGAGGCCCACGCCGCGGCCGTGCTGATCCCGGCCGGCACGCGGGCGACGCCGGACGGCCAGCTACTCTTCGCCACGGTAACGGCCGCGGAGATTGCGCCAGGCGCATTGGCCGTGGATGTCACCGCCCAGTGCCAGACGGCGGGCACGGCCGGCAACGGCTTTACGGCGGGGCAGATCAACCGGTTGGTGGACCCGGTGGCCTATGTGGCCGGGGTGACCAACGTCACCACCAGCCTGGGCGGCGCAGCCGTGGAGGGGGATGGTCACTACCGGGACCGCGTGTGGCGCAGCCCGGAGAAGTATGCCGCGGCCGGGCCGGTGGGGGCCTATGAATACTGGGCCTACAGCGCGCACCAGCAGATTGCCGACGCCGCCGTGTATTCGCCCGCGCCCGGGCTGGTGGCCGTGACGCTGCTGGGCCAGGACGGCGCAGATCCGTCCCGGGAGATGCTCGCCGCTGCGGACGCGCTCCTCTCTGCCCAGACCCGGCGGCCGTGCACGGATCAGGTGTTCGTGCGCCGGCCGGACCGTATTGCCTACGACGTGGCCGTGACCTGGTGGCTGGACCGGGCCGACGCGGCCCTGGCCTCCCGCATCACCGCGGCCGTCACCGCGGCGGTGGACGGCTATTGCGCCTGGCAGCGGGGCAGAATTGGCCGGGACATCAACCCCAGCGTGTTGGCGGCGCGCGTCATGAGCGCCGGCGCCAAGCGCGTGGAGGTGGCCTTGCCGGCCTTCCAGACGCTCACCGCCTGGGAGGCGGCCCGGGAAGGTGCGGTGGTCATCCACTTCGGAGGACTGGAAGATGCCTGATGCGCTGCTGGGCACCTCGACGCTGGCGGCCCTGCTGCCGCCCTCCATCGCCTGGGACGCCACCATGCAGGCCGCGGCCGGGGCGATCACGCCCGAGCTGCGGCGCATGGATGTCCCGGCCGGCGTTGCAGGAGGGGCCGGCGAAATCGACCTGGTGCGCATCTATTCCCGCATCGACGCCCTGCCGGAAGACGCGCTGGACCTGCTGGGCTGGCAATTCCATGTGGATTTTTGGCGGCCCACCGCGCCAATGGCCGTCAAGCGGCAGCTGGTCAAGGAGTCCATCGCCACCCACCGGACCAAGGGCACGCCTGAGAGTATCGCCGCCATGTGCGCCCTGGTGCTGGGGGTGCGCCCCGAGGTGCGGGAACGCCGGTACTTTGTGGCCGGCGCGTCCAGGGCCGGGGACAGCCTGTGCGACACGGGCCGGCGCGGCTTTCTGGCGGGCATCTCCCTGGCCGGCGTGGATCAATGCGGGCCGCCCAAGCGCCCCATCTTTGTCTACAGCCTGGTGGTGGGGGTGGATGAGATCGCGCCCCGCGCGTCCGATCCCCAGGCCCCCACGCGGGCGGAGCTCGGTCTTGTCGCCCAGGTCATGCAGCCGGCCCGCAGCCACCATCGCGTGCGCTGCACCCCCTGGCTGGCCGGCGTTGCCTGGGCCGGGGTGGATGTGCTCTAGGGCGAGAGGGGAAACCGCGTCTCTTTGAAAAGAGTTGCTGGGGGAACACCTTTCTAAAGTTTTTAGTAGGTATGGCAAGAGAGTAGACATGTTTTCAAGGGAAGCGCGTCCCTTTAAAGGAGGATTCAAGCGCCATGCACGGTCATATCAAAGAGCCCATGCAGGACTTTTCCACGGGCGACGTGGTGCCGGCAGCCTTCCTGGACCGGCTGCAGGCGGATGACGCCCTGTTGTCCCAGGCCCTGGCCGAGCTGGCCACGGGCTATCTGCTGCCAGCCATCCACACGGCGGACCATAAAATGGCCGCCACCACCGCCCCGAACACCTTCACCCTGGAGGCCGGCGCGGCCTTTACCGTGGCAGGCGTGCGGTTTGTGACCGAGGCCAGGACGTTCACAGTCCCCGACAATGCCACGCGATACCTGCGGGCCGAGGTGGCCGAGGACTGCGGCGCGCTGGAAACGTGGTATGCCGACCCGGTGGACCAGACCGTGGCCGACCCCCTGGTGCGCCGGCGGACGGTCAAGTTGTATTTGTCGTCGGTCAGCGCGCCGTCCAGCCCCACGTCCATGCGCATCGCCCGGGCCGTCAAGGGGGCCGCGGGCACGCACCCGGAGCTGACCTTTTATGCCAATGCCGGCGAGCCGCTGGCCCTGGTGGAGCACGGAGACGCCGCCCACGCCCATGCGGCGGCGCACATCAGCTACAACAATGCCGCCGCAGCCCTGCCCGGCAACCCGGACACCGTGCAGGCCGCCCTGGATGCCCTGGACGCCAGGCTGGATGCCGTGACCCTGCCTGGCGGGGAGCTCGCCCAGCGCCCGGCAGCCAGTTCCGCCGAGGCCATCGCCGGGACCCTCACCACCAAGGACATCACGCCCAAGGCCCTGCGGGACGCCTTTGACGCCTGGGGCGGTGGGACTGAGCGCCCCGTGGCCAGTTCCGCCGAAGCCATCGCCGGGGTGATCAATACCAAGGACATCACGCCCCAAACCTTAAAGGCCGCCCTTGACGCCTGGGACGTCGGGACAGAGCGCCCGGCGGCCAGTTCCGCCGAGGCCATCGCCGGGGTGATCAACACCAAGGACATCACGCCC